TTGAGAAGCCGAAGGGATGTGAAGCCGACCGTAAAGAAAATGCCCCTGTGGGGCATTTTTAGGGAGGAGCGTTTATGGAGGCATAGTTATGCACAGGACGCAACAGGCGAGGCAGAAAGTTTAGGTCTGTACAAAGGTACTTCGGGCAGAAGTAGTAATAAGATGAAAATGTGACACCCTACGGGGTGTCCTTTTTTGGTCTGTTTAGAATCCGAAGGGATTTGAAGCCGACCGTAAAGAAAATGCCCCTGTGGGGCATTTTTAGGGAGGAGTGTTTATGGAGGCATAGCTGTGCACAGGACGCAACAAGCGAGGCGGAAAGTTTAGGTCTGTACAAAGTACTTCGGGCAGAAGTAGTGAAAAGATGAAAGTGTGACACCCTACGGGGGTGTGCTTTTTTCAGCTAAATTCACGCAAGCGTGAGCTAAATTTGCTACGCAAGCTAAATTATCCTACGGATAGCTAAATTGTCCTGACGGACAGCTAAAAGTGAATTTAATTTAGCTGTAAACCGAAAGGTTTGCAATTTAGCAACAGAGCGACAAAAAATTCATAGGATATTTTGTTGAAAAATACAATGAAAAATTTTTTTGCAAAAACCCTTGACGAATAGGGTTGGGGATGATATAATAGTCAAGCTGACTCATTCGAGGACATCTTCAAAAAATGAAAATGCTTCAAAAAAATTAAAAAAATTTGAAAAAAGTGTTGACAAATGATGAAGAATGTGATATATTATGTAAGCACTCGAAATTAAAGAGTGAATGCAAGAGCGAAAGCTAAATTCGCTGGTGTAGCTCAGTTGGTAGAGCAGCTGATTTGTAATCAGCAGGTCGGGGGTTCAAGTCCGTCCACCAGCTCCATTAAAGCCTACTGTTTAGGCAGTAGGCTTTGATTTTTGAAAAACTTGATAGGGGAGAATTCCCGAGTGGCCAAAGGGGGCAGACTGTAAATCTGTTGCGTTTCGCTTCGATGGTTCGAATCCATCTTCTCCCACCAAACTTAAAAAACGCCTTAAACATTGAAGTTTAGGGCGTTTTTCTTTTGCGTTCAGCAGGGATAAAACCCCTCTGAAAATCTGTTTGTCTAACAGTTATCTAACATAACGCTAACTAAGCAGACTCAATGTTAATAGTTGGGGTAACCCGAAAAAACAGAGCCACTGCATCTGATTTGAATTGTTTTGTGCTGTTTAGATACCTAACATTAGCGGATATGTTTCCGCAAGATACAGCCAAGCATTTGCAGCAGTTGTGCGTATAATTCAAACTGCTGCAAAAGTCAGTAAACAAGCCGTTTTTTAAGCCGTTCGCTTATTTTCTTGACATCAAGACTACAGTTTCGATGTGGCACGGTTGTTCAACGAAAAACATACTCAACCCCTATTGCACAAGGGAATGGTGGGACGCACCTTTTCCCTTAAAATCTAGTGGTTCGAGACTGTGACAACCTTGAATTGTCCTATAATTTGTATAGGCAAACAGGGTAAAGCTCTGTTCCTTAAACTTCATTTTTCATGTCATTCCTACAAACTGGAAGTTGTATCATCATTTATCTTTTTTTGAAAAAAGAAGACTGCCAGATATACCAAAAGATATACCCAGACATATTCCGATTCCAATTCCAGCCATGCTATTTAAGACATTTATAAAAACAACGCTCCAAAGTATTGCTGCGATTATTCCGATAGTGACTCCTATAATTATCCTTTTGTTGTTCATCAGCTTTATCCTCCATAAATTCCGATTTATATAATTTCTATTAACATCTATTTCACTGTTCATTAACCCCTCAAAACGGTCGAATTGCAGGATTGGTCGTCAGCTTTTTGTTCTATAAAATTCTCTCCAAACACCCTGACATCTAATCCACTCATTCAATTTGCATTATCTAATCCGAGGTTACAACCTGAACAAAATTTTGCGTTGGATATGTTTCCATAAGATATACCCGAGTGCTTTTGATGGTTAAATATATAATTTTCGCAAATTGCAATAGCAAGTTGAATTTTCATCGTTCCTCCGTTATATCTGATGTGTACTGTTATTTTGTCCTGACCTGTATATTATACTGCATATCAGTCCGATTGACAAATGGTTTGATTGTAAAATATTATAAATTTTCTTAATAAAATTAGAATCCCCCATTATTCATAATGGGGGGATTCTTCAGCCTATTTATTTATCAACTTCTATAACTTCTATCTCATATTCGTCGGCAAATTCAAGTGGATAGTCACCTGGATTTGATAAATATAAGTCCTCAGCCCCTTGCGCTGCACAGCCAACTAAATAGTTTGCATAATCTTCAGCTGCTTCTTCTGTGTCAAAAATTTCATCTTCAAATTCTCCGTCTACTGATACTCTATATTTGCTCATATTAGTCTCCCTTAAAATATTATTTTTAATATGTTATAAAAGTTATCAAAAAATGTTTATTTGTTTTTTGTGCTTTCTTTTCGAATAGTGCCTATCTTTTTATCACTTCGGGTATCTCTACCATTTGAATTTCTGATTGTTCCTGGCGGTAAACCTCTTGTTTTTTCAAAAGTACCTACTCTGCAATCACTTCTTACTTTTCTCATCATTTTGGTTGTTACCTCCTGGGTTGTTTTTACACAACATAGTGTAGTTGATTCCTAATTTGTTTGAATAACTTGGGTCTTGCTTAAGCTTTTCATATAGATGAATAGCGTTAATTCTACCTTTGGTGTTAATAATGTACCTCCTTTGTTTTTATTTTATGGTTTAATTATAATACCAAGATTTAAACAAATAAATGGAGTGTTTGCCAAATTAGGATGTTCTATTTATGCTATTTAACAAAATAAATGCACCACAATATGGTTGTGGTGCATTTAGAAGTTATAATTCGTTTTTGTATTTGTTATATAAGTCAATATCTATAGAATTGTTAGCTAACATTTGTTCTGACCAAAGTTGTAAAGTTTCAACTGTTATTGAAATTTGTTCGAGTTCCTTTTGAATCTTTACAAAGTCTTTTATTTCTTCTTTATCTATTATACCGTCCGCAGTTATTTCAATTAGCCTTTCTTGCTTTTTACCTATTGAGTTTAAAGAAGCTAACATTTCAAGAACGATTTGTGATAAGTCCTTAATTCTTATTTCGGGAACATATTCTTTACCTATTCGGCATTCTTTTGAACAGTAGTAATTACATAAGTCAGGTTTTTTATAAGCCTTAGAAAGTTCATAAATTTCCTCTGGATGAGGTAATGATTTGCCTTGCTCAATTTTAACAATTCTGTCAACAGTTACACCATTTGCAAGTTCACTTGCTTGTTCTCGTGACAGACCGAGTTCCTCTCTTCGCAGCTGGTAAGGTCCTTTGTTTTCTGCAGTAGATAAACGTCCCATTATATTTTCCTCTTTTCTATGTATAATATGTATAATATCGTTAATATATTTTTAATTCATCAATAAAATTCACAAGGCAAGTTTGGTCGGCTGCGAATGAAAAGTGTAGGGATTGTTCAGCGTGTTCTCCGTAAAGAACTCCCGAAATATCAATATGACCGCTGTTATCAAGATTAAAAGTAACCTTGCTTCCGTAGCTGATGTCATTAAGCGTAACTACATTGATTTTAAAATTGTACAGCTTGTCAAGATTGTCAACAAACTTCATCCATCCATTGTAATCACATTCACACTCGGCGATACCCTGAAATCCGTTTGAAACAACTTTTACAGTAAATGTACAATTGTACGGATTTCCGTCAATATCATCCTCTGCATAGTGAGTGAAGTTTATTATTTCAATTGAGTTGTTGTTATATTCACATACAGCTTTCATATGATTTATCAATCCATTTATTTAAAAATTTCGCAGACACATTCTATATGGCTCGATTGCTCCAGATTGATGTCGAGTGTGTAGCCAAATTCGCGTTCGTTCGCGGGAATTTATCAAAGCGTGTTTTTTTCATAAAATACACCCATTTTTACCCTTGTGCGTTCTTGGAAACAGGTCAACGCCCTTGCTCCTACCTATAATATACAAACACACAGTTTTGCCGACCGCTTCAAGACCTCGCTCTGACGGAACAGGTCTGAAATCCCATCGTCTCAACCTTAATTCTTCCCGTGACAGAATTTGTACTTTTTTCCGCTTCCGCATGGACATGGATCATTACGTCCTATCTTCTTTGGCCAGTTTGCTCTTTCCTGAACCATAAGTGGTATTTTGCCATCATACATAAGAGAAAGTTCTCTTAGTCGATACAGGTATTCTGAAACACCCAATAAGGCCTGAAACATGTGCATTGCTTCATTTTCAAATTCGAGAAGGTATTCCGTTTTCTTTATGGTTCTGTCTTTTGGATTTGGAATGTAAGTAATAACCTGACTCACCGCGTCATATTCAACATCATTGTGTCCAATCGCATTTCTCAGTTTTGCATTTACTACAACATCCAAGAAATCGGTATAGACTTCTGTGTTCAAGCAAAAATGATACCTTGATGCCTTTGTGAGCTTTATATAATCCTCTAAAGAAGATACATTCTTTTCCAAAGGATTCATCAAATTCGCGTCAGCCCTGTATTTTATGTTATTAAGAGCGACCGGGATAACAAGCAAATTACCAAGGGCTTCATAAACATCCAAATAGAACTGTTTTACATTATCAAAGCTACTTGTTGTCGAGCCTTCAACTTCAAAATCAAAAGAATCCTCTTTGCAATACTGTAAAGCGAGAGCAGGAATGAGGCGCTGGTATATTTTTATAAATTCATCATAGACCTTATATATCAAATCCTGTAGCTCCTCAAGATGATAACCATCATGTGAATTTAAGAAGTCTACTAAGCTCTTCAGCTGAACAGAGTCCAGTTTCATAATTCCTGCACTAAAAGAGAGATTATCCAAGATATCTTTTTTGAGTGCAGAATAAAACCCATGAACCTCAATCATATGAACAGCTCTCAATACCTCAGACTCATCTCTGCACTGAAAGTATTGTCCGGAGAATTCCTTTTGTATCTCCTGAACAAGGTATTCACTATTACTTCTGAAGAGGTCAATGATTCTTTTATAGCTCTTCCATTTCTTTTCTGTTGCATTAAGCTGTGATACCGCTTTTCCGAACTGCTCATATGAATCATCCGTCTTCATACGATTCATATAGCGGATAAACGGAGTAATGACGACTTCTTCCAACTCCGCTGCTTTGCCTTGTTTCACGGTCGGAAATTCACCAGAGCATTCAACCATGTAATCAGCTTCAGCATCCGGGATTTCATCCGCATTGTCAAAAGAAAACTTTAGCCCCGGTCGGTCTTGTCCTATCTTAACGCTGCCAGATAAGGAAGTACCACATTTACCGCAAGCCACAACAATAGGATGTTCTTCTTGCCATCCAACCTGTAATCGGACTCTGGTAATACTTCCGCAAACCTGACATTTTATAAATGTATTAAAAACCATACATTTTCTCCATTCATATTATCAAGCATTAAATCGCCTCAACCTTTGACGGCTCCGCAAGTGCATGGGATTTCATTGTCGTAGCCCTAATATGCCTCTGCTGGGATCGATGATCCATCTCTGACAATCTTGATTGTTCGATCATCAGAAATTTCTATTACAGAGACATCTTCAAGCAAATGCCCATGTGCTCGAACATAATACTCAGCCAGTGTTTCCTGCTTGCCACGAAACACTGCTTTTTTCATACAAAGCAGCTTCTTTGTCCCAGAAGGCAGAAAGCCAAAGTAAAATACAGCCTCGTCCAAGCCCATCAACTTTGCGCTCGGAACATTCCCGGAATCAGTCCACGTATAACATTTGCATTCAGCCACGATAGACCTGTCTGCATTGGCAAGATCAAACTTGTGCTCCTTTGGTGGTCTGCCGATGGGGATTGCTGCTTCTTGCTCAAAATATGTATTATATTTTTCTTTGAGAATCGTTTGAACAAATTCTTGGAACTTGCGTCCGACGTGCGGATTCTCAGAATTTAAATTTGCCATCAGTGCTCCTCGTCCTGAGTGGACTATTGCCAATCTACCGTTATATATGGCACAATCAAATCGTAGAACTTCTTTGACCATTCTGCATGGAACTTTGCCATCTGCGGCCAGTCATCCTCGTTTTCAATGCTCACATTATCAAGCTGAATAAATACCTTCGAGGATTTGATATCATCTCCACGGTTCCACTGAAGCTCCGTTCCCAGCTTCGATTCAATCTCGCTCTTATGCTGGTAAAGAGCATCAAACGCTGCTTTATTCTCTGATCTCTCCGCTCTGGCAAATACGACCTCTGAACGTGCAGAGTCAAAATTTGCAACACAGCAGAGGTAGAAACCTCCAATACCAAAGAAGCCGTTTATCCAATTGTCCGTACTCGGATTTACATTGCTGAAAGAGCCGGGATTACCATGAGCCTCATGGATTTGTGTTAGGGCATACGTCCAGTAACGTTTTCTGATCTCAAACCTCGTTTCAGAGGAATCACCGCCTATACTGAGATGCTCTCCGGCATTAGATAATGCTGTCGTGATCCGGTCAAAATGGTCGATGATCCAATCAAATATTTTCGGCTGCTCTGCTGGATTGAATACATCAGCCTTCTCCTCAATAACGATGGAACGTGTTGTACCTGTCGATTTTGAGTATTCCCAATTTAGGTTCTCATCAAATTTGGCCTCAATCTGGTCTTTTAATTCCTTCAGACGGTTATAGGTATCCACATTATAGGTGTAGATGCCCATCTTGATTCGTTTACCATAGGGAATAGAAAAGAATAAGTGATATCCGTTCGCGCCTATGTGCACATCGTAATATGTACGACCAGCAGCTTTCTGTTTTGTTATATCACTTGATCTGCCGTGCTCATAAGCATAGTTTACGAATGCTGTCCAGAATTGCAGTTTTTGATCATCTCCGGAGCCTTCTGCACTTTCCTCGGATTCCGGTACGTTTGCCGATACTTCCTCCAACTCCTCCGGGATTTCTCGTCCATCTTTGACGAACGAAATGCCGATCAGCTTTTCCAACTGTTCTTCGTCGAATTGCAGGTTCCAGCGTTCCTGCATGAAAACGAGGAGCTTTTCAGTTCTGCTGTATATCTCAAATGCAGTCCAATCCTGCAGCTTGGATACCTCTATCTCTGAGTGAGATCCATTCTCGTACCCGCGACGTCCTGTGGTTTTGGAATGCTTCTTATCCTCAAAACTATCATTCTGCAAAGCCGAGTTTACACTCTGAGACAACGGCAGAAGGTTCCCAAGTGCTCCGGAAAGCATCTTGATTTCTGAATCCTTAAACTGCCGGTACATATTACGCCAGTAATACTTCGTTGGTGTCTGAGGAAGAATATGCTCGATAGACACTTTATCCTTCTCGGACTTTGTAAACATTGACCACGTACAGAAACGATCTATATTATTTTTCTCTGCCAGCTTAGCCTCATATTCATAAAAGAAGTATCGCAGACTGTTCCAGTCGTAATAGCCATTCCCTGTAGAAAAATATTTCTCAATTCTGGTGACAAAGTTCTGCGTGGCAAAATCGATATCGTTCGTTGTCCTGTCATATATTTCTTTGCAGAGCTCATCAACATCCGTTTCTTTCACATACACCTGACGTGCAGCTCTATAATAATCACTGCTGCCATAGGATGCATTAAAATTACCCAAGCGAAATGCAACAAAGATAAAGCGCTCAACTGCTTCAAAGATTTTAACTCTGCTGTTCGCAGAAATATCCCGCCGACTGATGACCGCAGTAACCAGCGGCCTGAAATGTCCGATGCCGATACGGTTAAGCCTATCGACTCGTTTTTGCTCTTCAGGAGTAAGATTAGCACTTTCAAATGGGAAATAGGTGTCATACCAGTACTTCGCCATATCTTTGAGGCTATTGACATAGTCCTCGATTTCTTTTGGCTGGAGTTTGGATACCTCTATGATTTCCTGTTCTTCTGTTTCAGTAACTTCCGTGTCGTCTGCATCAGTGACATCATCGCTGATAACCGACTCGGCCTCTGTCTCAACCAGAACAGGTGCCTTTTCAAATATGCCCTTTGAAGAGAACTTGCTTAGCAGGAATTTGATGTAGTCATCGCCACGTTTACGGGAATACCTGAAGTAGATAATCCAATGGGCACGCAAAAAGTCATCATCGGAAAGAGGAACACTCTTGTTCCTACCAAGCTGATAGTAGACTTCCTTCCAAGCGTCATTTATCTTCTTACGGAGGGCAGACTTGTCCTTCTCGTCAAACACCTCATCATCATAAAGCGTGGTCAAATAGATTAGTCTGTTTTTCAACAATTCAAGATTCGTCAGCTTCTTACCACGATTGTTCATGGTCTCGAAAGCTACGAACACATCGTAATCATCGTCGATTTCATGGAGATTAAACATCAGGCGCTGGGTGAGCTTCTTGTACAGAGTATTTACTGCCTCAAGTCCGCCTTCTCCGGACTCCTCATATAGCTTTCTGATGTTCTCTGCAAAAAAGTTCTTTGCAAACTTCAGATTTTTTGTATAGTAAGTCTCATTCACTGCACCGGAATACGGCTCATCGAACACCTTATATTTCATGTATTCCGCGCTGGGATTATCGACCTCATAACCAAAAAGGTATGTTGTTACTACTCCATTCGGCGGTCTTTTTCGGCAGATGTATTTTGAGACGATCTCTTCGACCGTTTCATACCCCAGCGTGATTTCCTTATCAGACTTGCCCTTGTTCTCATCCAAGCCGCGCACGAATCCCACAATCTCGTTCAAGAGAATGACAAACGTGGTGATGCGCTGCTGACCATCGACTATATGGCAAGGCTTATATCCGTTCTCGACCAGCCACAAGTCCTCGCCCCAACTGACGGTCTCCTTGCTTTTTAGAGGCTTAAGGGACAGGAGACCTGTATAGTGATAGCGGTCAGCCTGAAGATTTACAAGGTCATCCCAAAAATCCACCAACTGTTGCTGCAACCATGCATAGCCACGCTGATAGTCCGGTATCCGGAATAATCTATTTTGAAAGAGCAGCGACAATGGCTGCAGCTCATTTGCCATAATGTATTCCCTCCAACTTTCTACTTTTTCGCAATCGAATTACTCGTCCTGATATTCAGCCAGAGCATCCGTATCGATTGCCTTAATTTCAAACGTTTTCCTCGTTGACACGCAGAAGTTATACTCAATCATCAGATTTGCAAGTCTCTCACCATCAATCAGAATAATGTGATGAGTATTTGCGTAATCCTTAGCCTTCTGCGAGAATTTAGCTGTTGTAACAAAAAGTCCATCACCGTGCTTCCCGGCAATCGCACCTACAAAGCTCTGAATGTCCGGCTGTCCAACGACTCTATCCGGTGCCCATTCCTTAGCCTGCATATAAATCAAAGAAAAGCCGAGCTTGTCCTCCATGATCACGCCATCAATTCCATCATCACCAGAAGCGACTGTTGCATGACTTCCGTAAGCCACAGTTCCATATCCCATCTTCGAAAGAAGATCAACAACGAGCTTTTCAAAGGTGTATGGTGAAATTTTCAGAACTTCACTCAACAAATCAGATGCAAGGCTTGCATTAATCTGCTTGTATGCGTCTTCAAGCTGGTCATCGGGTGTAAGATCCGTCTGCTTTGAAATCACAGGCACTGTATCATCTCCATTTGTAGAATCAGAGGCGGATGCAAAATCTACAAATGAAGGAAACTGTTCCAGATATTTGGAATCTATTTTCTCCGGATTTTCTGCAACCACCTTCTTTCCAGCTTCTGTAATAACAATAGTAGCGCGGGCAGGACTATCAAGGAGTCCAGCTTTTTTCAAATAAGTCTTCGCCCATCCGACCCTGTTTTTAAACACGGTTTGCCTGCCGCTCGGAAGCATTTCTGCGAGGTCTTCCGCTGATAAATTTAGCTGTTGAGCTAACACGGCAGTAACGTCTTTAATTTTATAGACCTCACCGTCTTTTACTGCTGCCAGTAAAGGCTTCATCAATTCATCGTATTTTGGCACTGCCATTGTTAGTCCTCCTCCTTGACTCACTGAAGATCGGGATCACTTCCAAGAGGTGTAATTCCGTTTTCTTTGAGCATTTCATTTATTTCATAAATCGAATTCTCAGCACAAGCTCCTAATACGCATTGATAAACGTATCCCTCGCCCTTCATTGAATTTAATTTAAAGTCTGTTTTACCGAGAAACATCTCAGCCTCTGGCAAAGGCAGCTTCAGACCTACGCATAATGCAAGAACTGTCTGAACTGAAGTCGGGTACTCTTCATCGTTTCTCAAACGCTGAATCGTTTTTTCTCCCACAAGTGAGTGGTCAGCCAACTGCTTATTTGAGAGCTTCCTTTCCTTCTGTAGCGCCACCAGCGTCTCAGCAAAGGAACCGGGATATCTTCGCAGGGCTTCTGACCGGCTCTTGGCGTTCTGGATCTGGTCGAGTAGCGTTCGGTTATGCGCGTTAAGTTCAAAGGAATACTCGACCTGATTTTCAACCGGAGCGGCGTTCCGCATGAACTGCGTGTAATACTTCGCTCCTTGATATTTCGATTGATAGCTATATCCCTTCGAGAAGACGACACAGCACTCATCCATGTGCGAGAGAGCATATTCTGACAACGTAGCATTCCCGGACTGATCTCTCGCTATGTATTTCTCGTTATTGAGAACGAGATGACGATCTGCAAAAATAAACTGTCCGCTGTCAATCAGCTTCTTAAACTCACGATCAAAGCAGTACGCCTTAAACAAATCGGCATAGGGAATAGTGAACGTCTGATTCTTATCCAAGGCACCTGCTTCAAATGAATATCCGCGAACATACTGACCATCCACAAATGGATATGCGCCCTCGGCTTTGGAATACCCCAGATCCATCAGGCGAACCTTGGCGGCCTGTCTCGACACATCAAACAGCTCCGCCAGTTCATCAATGACATTCTCATAGGCTGCAATGCTCGCATCATCAACCCCGCCATAAGTTGTAAGAAGCTGATTTGCCTTCAAGCGCGTCGTTTTTGCGGGCATCAAGATTCTCGGAGCAACGCCTTTGGCTTGCCACTCCATCCAGTCTACAGCCTTCCATTTATCTGAATCAGTATTGTTTGCAGCTATTTGGCACTGAATAGCCCTTCCAAGATTATCGTTAGCACCTATCATTTTCATCAACACATGATATGGCTGATGACGGTGCCAGTGAAAACACTCATGTGCCAGCGTAGTACGCTTTGTTCCTACAGATCTCTCATAGGAGACACGCGGATCAAGGTATACGGTTCCGCGTTTAGCATTGCGAATTGTAATCTTCCTGTGCTTATCGAGAACATTCCCGTTATCAAATATGATTGTCCCAAAATAAGTAAGATCATCCGATAGAGGTACATCCTCGATAACCTGTAGTTTCATATCGCTGGCTATCGTCTCGATTGGAATTCTCATCGGTTTATCCAACGCATCCTGACAATACCTTGTCAGGAACTTCTCAGCTTCGTCTTCAAACTGGTCACGTGAGATAATAGGTACCAGCTCTCCGGACAGGCGGTCATTATCAGATTCCTCTTGCGGCTCACAATTACCAACAGACATGATCCGGAACCCGCTCATATCAATGCCAAGAGTAACCTGACAATGAATCTTAAGCCAGCGCTCATTAAAATATCCCTTGTGAGAAGCGGACGGCATTTCAACATCGCATGATGTAATTACATCGAATGCAATCACTCCATCTTCTGGCTGTTCAATATGGATAACATTCTCGATTTCCATATCAACGACCGACAGCCTTTTCGTGTCACCAGAACGTTCCTCTTGAATATAAGCTATGGCCGCATCCCGGATATCGTCATAACGAGATTGGTCAATCAGTTTCTGCAGTGGGCTTTCATTCTGTGCTTCATAGTAGTCCAGCCTGCTGTCATTGAGTTCTTTACGAATTTCACGCCAATTAGGCATGCACTTATCCATGTGCGCGATGAATGTGGCATCATGTTTTCTTGTAAGCAAATGCGTCAGTTCATGCAAAATAATATAATCGAGGCAAGCATACGGCTTCTGAGCAAGCTGCAGATTAAACCATAGTTTCTTTTTATCCGTGCTACAGGCGCCCCATTTTGTGACCATATATTTTGTTTGCCAAGAATCGCATTTAAGGCCTGTCTGTGCTTCCCACTTGGGCAGGCGCTTTTCTATTTCTTCTTTTAGAATCTTTCGATATTCCTCTTTGACATAGGCATCCCGTTGCTTTACCGTGCTTTTTGCACTCATGGAAAGGACAATATTCTGGTTCTGAATCTCGAAGCTGTTCTTCTGATTGTCCGGCTTAAAGACAAGGAAGTACTGCTTTCCCCAGATATACATCGTCTCACCGGAAACATACTGCCGCCTCGATGCCCTTGGCTGTTCCTGAAACTGCGCAATAGCCCTCTTGATAAAGCCCAGCTGAGTTCTGGCATAAGCCTCTATAGCTTTATAGTCCACGGATAAAGGCGCAGAAATTACCACATGTCCATCCGGCGGCTTCACCTGAAGGTGCATATTTTTTATATTCTTTTTTTGCACATCAATCGGAATCCCGGAAATGACAATGCGCATTAATACTCCTCCTGCTTCTCAATGATCTTATAGATGCGTTCCACCTCGGAGTCATCACCCAGAATCTCAAAGAGAGCCTTTTTTATTCTCCTGACAACCACCTGATTATCCCTGAAACCAGATAGCGCTTGCTTTTTCACGGCCTTGTGAATTCGAAGAGCAAGTTTCTCATCCTCGCCGGTGTTGTCATAAATGGCCATGAGCGCCTTGCTCTTACGGATGCTTTCCGGATATTTATCGTTATCCTCCGGGCAATCAACATCCTTGGCCAGCTTTATATATTTCTCAAGCATCTCAGCGTAGTCAAGAACTCCCTGCTTACGCTCTTCGATGAGTTTATCAAGGATTTCTGACATCTTTGCATAGTAGCGCGGATTGACAGTGACCTTTTCGATAACCTTCTTACGGATGTTATTCTCGATGGCCTCTGCTGCACCTTCCTTGTGACCACTATCACCTTCACCGGTAAGTGTCTCACCCTGCTTTGCTACGAAATCCAATAGGGTAAGATCATCAAAATCACCAATCTTCTCTGCGTCCGCTGCCGTGATATAGTTATCGATCATCTTTCTCATATCAGGCTCATAGGCCTTCAAATCGAGGAAGTCACCACTGGCCGTACCGATGGTTTTCTTCAACTCAATGTAGAAAGTGACCTTCTTGTCATATTCATTCAGTTTGCCAGATGAGATATCATCAACCAGATATGGCTTTGCTTCCGCGAAAGCTCTGACAAGACTGCTCACCAGACGATAGAGTTTTTCTCTCAGACGTGCATAAATCTCGTCGCTCTCCTCCGACTGACCGGAAACACCACAGAAATAATGGATGTACTGGATCTCCCCACGAGGTTCCTCGACACCTTCGCAGAGTTCCTCGACGGCATCATACACTTCCTCAAAATAGGATACCGTAGCATCATGGCGATCCTTAACAAGTCCTTTTACATCCTCCGGATCATATCCTTCAAAAGCGCCGGAAGTATAGTCCTTCATTGCAGTCTGGAGCTGTCCAAACAGCTGTTTGTAATCCACGATATAACCGAAGTCCTTACTATCATCATCAAGACGGTTGACACGGCAAATCGCCTGAAACAGGCCGTGATCCTGCATTTTCTTGTCGATGTAAAGGTAGGTACAAGGCGGCGCATCAAATCCAGTGAGTAGCTTGTCCACGACGATAAGGAGTTTCATATTTGCAGGCTCCTCTACAAACTTGCGCTTTGCTTCCTTTTCAAATTCCTCCACCTTGGCCTGAACCGATCCTGCGTTCGGAAGATCAGACGGATCAAGCCCCAGCATCTTCAAATATGTCTCGTATTTTAGGAAGGTTTCGGTATCATCTTCATCGCTGACGGTGTCAGTGCGCAGTTCACCCTTGTTCGGTGTATAAGAAGATATGATGGCGCACTTCTTAAAGCCCATCTGCTGAAAAATTTCGTAGTACTTGCAAGCCGTAGGAATACCATCAGCCACAAGGATGGCATTTCCATTGCCGTCCATCAGACGAGGTTTCATGTTAAAATCCTGAATGATGTCCCATGCCACTTTTTCCAGACGAGAGCGGGAGCTGTATACCTTCTGCATCGTGCCCCATTTCTCTTTCAGCTTAGCTTTTGCACGTGAGGAAAGGCCTCTGGTCTTTACATCAAACCACTGGTCAACACGATCCTGTGACGACAAATCCTGCGGAACATCTCGATATTCATAATGCAGATCCAGCACAACGCCATCGGCCACACCTTCGTTATACTTGTAAGCGTGGATATATGTACCGAAAACCTCAATGCTGATCTTCTTGTCCCTCTTCAGTAGTGGAGTACCCGTAAAGCCGATAAATACAGCATTCGGCATGATAGTCTTCATCGCCGTATGGAGCTTACCGGACTGAGTTCTGTGGCATTCGTCAACAAATACCACAAAATTTCCCTTTGCCTCGAAATCGGCAGGGAGAGAGGCTTTCAGCTCTTCGATATACTTATCGTAGTCATTTTCTGTTGCTTCGCCACCACGGCGGCCAAACTTATGTACCAGAGAGCAGATCAGCGAATCATCATATACATTCAAACGATTTAGCAAATCCTTACCGCTCTTGGTACGAGCAATATTCTCATCCACGCCGGTGAATGTTTTTTCTATCTGTTCATCAAGTTCGTCCCTGTCTGTTACGATAAGAACACGAGCATTGAGCTCTGCCCAATGTGTCAGAATCCACTTAGCCAGCCAAACCATCGTTAAGGTCTTGCCGGAGCCCTGTGTATGCCACAGGATGCCGCCCATCGGTTTATTCGAATCTCTATTTGGATTATGAAGTTCCGTCCTCAGATTATTAAGCCTCTGCTGAGTGCGCTTGATGCCGAAATACTGATTGTACCGGCACACCTTTTTGATGCCCTTATCGAAAACGACAAAGTTCATGATAAGATCGATAAAACGTTCCTTATCAAACATGGCGTATATCTGTTTCAGGAGTTTATTCTCTATGCCTTCGCAGGTTTTACTGATACGAACATCTACTGGATCACGTTCCTCTTCATGTTCTTTGAAGCCGTCATCCTTCCACTCCATATAGAACTTCTCTCCGGTCAGAAGCGTGCCGTAGCGCAGGCCTTCTGACTCGTTTCCGGCCATACAGAACTGCATGGTAGTAAAGAAGCCCCGAATAAAGGAGTCCTTCTGGTTTGTGAGATTCTGGCGGATGCCTTCGGACACAGAGATGCTGCTTCGTTTTAATTCGATAACGGCCACAGCAATACCGTTCAAATAGATGACAAGATCCGGCCTCTTCTCCTGCTGCTCAACAACAGTTACTTCCTCAGCAATTGCAAAGTCATTATTCAGCGGATTGGTCTCGTCAATAAGTTCAACTGTCACCGGAGGCTTCTCCGGGCTCTCACTGACCGGAATGCCGTACTTTAACCGCGAATACACAGTCTTATTGGCATCATAGACCCCACGAGAAAGATTTCCAGCTTCTTGATGCAGCTGCATAACAGCAGCATCAATCAGCTTGTCTGCATAGCCCTTCAGTCGAAGGTACTGGCGCAGGCGATCTTCTTTGATATTCTTATTCTGCTGGTCAGACAGGTTACCAATGTACTGATAACCCAAGATCTCCGGATCTTTAAAGAAGCGGATTACTCTTTCCTGTGTTTTAATTTCGGCATCCCCAATACTCATCCAACAGGCACCTCCTTACATCAATCTGACCTTACCGGTCAGCAATTCTTCCATCATGCCTTTTTTTACCTTTTCGTACTTATGCAGTTTTTCTACTAATAGGCTTATTTCATCATCCATATCCGCTAACACGCCAATGATAGCTTCTCTTTCAGTCTTTTCTGGTAGCCTAATCTCAAGCTTTCTAACATCAGCTACTGTAAGATTATGTTGTGCCCCTACTTTCTCATTTGAGAAGATTTGTTCCTGTCCATCTTTCCCAGATAAGTAAAGCATGCACCAACTCGCCAAATCTGGATCAAATAACTTAGCAATACCCACTGCGCCACCAGCAAATGCCGTTTGTTTATTATCAAAAACAGCGACATTTCCTATTCGCCCAGAAATTGATATCAGCAAGCAAACTTCATCTAAAAGAATCTTTGGATACTTTTCAGCTACATTATACGGAATATAGAAGTCTGTATTATAGTTAATATCAAATGCCTCAAAATCTTTGTTTTGAATAAACGGAATTGTGCCAATCTGCGGCGCTGTTATAAGAGAAGGCTTTATCTCAGCACTATAATCGAACCCTGTTTGCTTAGTAACTAAACGACATAGTTTATCTAATGTGGTAGTTTGCCAATCCCCATCGAACCCATCCAGTCGCTTCTTCCCGGTGACAAGCATTTGCATTGTCCCCTGACGAATATCCTTTTTCTTCCGGATGAGCTTTTGCTGGTCGAAAATCAGCTTATCTACCTCCGACAAGGTTTTTATTATTTTGCCTTGTTCCTCGATACTCTCTGGGTAAATTACATTAAGACGACACACGATTCCCACGCTTAAACCGTCCATTATTCCTCCCACTGCGAGCCTTGCTGTCTGATCACTCAAATAATGGAACTGATCAGAAAACAATTGCAGAATGTAGTCAGAGCGAACCTTCTTTTCATCAAAACGAAGTCGTATTAAATGTGAATCCATTATCCCGCGCTGTATTGTAGTTGGAACAATAGCGCACTTTCCAATCGTGCCCATTGTACTCATAACAAAGTCACCGGGAAGTATTTCACAGGAATTCAACCGATTAAAATGCTCACGTGTTAAATACCTGTCACCTATGTTAAAATCATGTGCATAAACATTTTCCTGTCCATAGACGCGGTAGACTCCGTCGGACAGAAGCATTTCCTTTTTTAATTGACTACCGAACGGCCCGATTTTAATACCATTTGGTTTCAGCACCTCAGTTATCGGACGCTCAACCCAGCCATTTACCATTTGAATCCCATCCTTTCCAGATGAGACTTTACCTTGGCCTCATACTCAGTAGTGACTTTGTCAAGTTCCGGAAGGGTATCTTCATATCGCTCAGCAAGCTCGATAATCCTGTTTGTCAAGCGATGGGATATCGCTGCGTATAGATCAGCTATGCCTGAGAAGATGCTGTCAAACCACTTCTTGTTCACCAGCAGATCCAGAATCTCTTCATCCGTCAGGCTGTCATACCTTGCCATGCACTTCTCATCAAGCGCCTTGTTCAGTTCCTTTACAATTTTGTTGTAGTCAGACACTTTGCCACAAAGGTCTAAAGCCTGTCTGAGTTGATTTACATCATCCTGCAGGCTTTCCGGTACGCTCTCTACTGTACGAATAATAAATAGGCGCAGCATGATAGAAGACTTTGTAACAGTTCCTTTTTCTGTTACAGCGCTTTCGCAAAGCGGGTGTCCCACCAGATATGCCTGAAGGCGCTTCTTCTGCATCGGAAGCTGATTCATCAGGAGCTCCAGTTCTATGGTTTCCTCCGTCTCTACATGCTGTGTAAGTTCCTCGATCTTAGCCTCTACGTCCTTCGCCTTGACTTTTCCGTTCTCAGCCACATCGGCAAGAGCAGATTCTTCGTCAGCGCTCTCAATCAGATCAGAAAGCAAGGATTCTGTTTCTGCGACAACGTTCTCGGCTTTCTCTATGGCATTCTTCTCCTCACGGAAGAAGACATCTATCACGATGGCCTTTGGAATCAATCTTCCTTCCCATCCGGTGACTTTCATCTTGCCTTTATTCTTGCCCTGCGTGACCTCTTCCTCGATATTGTCCGTCGCTCTTGCATTGGCATAGCCATCCGATTCACTTATTATAAGCGACACGTCATCGTTCATGACCTCATTCCAATAAGCCAGCAGCACTTGATACACGTCGTATTTATCAATCAGCGTCAGGTGTTCAAATTCAGCAAGGATATCCTCCGCAAGACTAACGATTAACTCTCTCGCGGATACATCTTCATCAAGGGAAGATAAAGTGGGATATTCCTTGGTCTTCCATGCTGCAAAAGCCTCGTCGAGTTTCTCACCGTATTCTGAGAACTCGGCGTTTTTATATATCGTCTGACGGATATTCTCATGCTCCACATTCAAGCTGTAATACTTTTCGCTGATCACCGTCAGCAACTCAGCCTTCAGCGAATGGAACACATCCCAATACTTAGACAGACTGTCAATATCAACCGCTGGAATACCGCCATGAATATGCGCATAAATATCCTGAATATCCTCCGGATCTGTGGAGTCAATATAGCGAGTAATGTTCAGGTTATACCCGTTTTTCTTTTCGATTTCATCGTTTGGTACGAAACGAGCATACTTGGGATCGGTTGTTATCTGCTCATTGAATGTTGTGATGATTCTATAGATATCACGTTCACGCAAACGATTCTTGTTACCGTCCTTAACGTACCCACGGCTGGCATCAATCATAAAGATGCCCTGTCGGTTTGCAGCACCTTCTTTATCAATTACGAGCACGCAGGCAGCTATGCCGGTGCCGTAAAACAAGTTTGCCGGAAGGCTGATGATGCCCTTAATCCAATGCTTCTTAATAATGGCTTCCCTGATAGTAGCTTCCGCGTTTCCACGGAATAAGACACCATGAGGAAGAATAACTGCTGCTTTGCCGTTCGCCTTCAATGCTTTAAGAATGTGCATGAGCCAAGCATAGTCGCCGTTCTTCTCAGGAGGTGTGTCCCCATAGCCTTCAAAGCGACCATACTCTTTACCGGCAATACCGTCGCGCCAGTTCTTCATGGAAAAAGGCGGATTGGCCACTATGTAATCAAAACGTTCAAGTACAGAGTTATCCGATTTATCAAGGTACTGCGGATTTGAGAAGGTGTTGCCGCTCTTTATAGTAATCTCGGCTTTACGGTGAAGGACGGCATTCATCTTTGCCAGACCAGCTGTGGTGCTTTCCTTTTCTTGGCCATATCCCATGATTGGAATCGGAGCCGCATCGATAGCTCGAATTAATAGGCTGCCACTTCCACAGGCCGGATCGCATACCGTGGCTCCGGTATCTGTGCAGCGACTGATGCCTACCACATTGGCAAGGATTCTGGAAACCTCTGCAGGCGTATAGAATTGTCCCTTGCTCTTTCCACTCTCTGTAGCGAATTTACGCATTAGATACTCGTAGGCATCGCCAATGATGTCATCTCCCTCTGCCTTGTTCCGGGAGAAGTCAAGTTCCGGACGCTGGAAAATGGAAATAAGATCGGTCAACTTATCGACCATTTCTTTACCGCTTCCCAGCTTCTTCTCATCATTGAAATGAGCAATATCAATAACACCCTTGAGGTCAGTGTTTTCATCAGCAAGGCGGGCAATGATCTTATCCATCCCCTCGCCGATGTTCTTCTTTCCCTTAAGTACAATAAAGTCATCAAAGGAGCAGCCCGTCCGCTTTTCCGGATCGGGATCTTTATCATGTGCCTTATCAAAGACCTTAATGTCTTCATAGGCTCCTTTATTCTTAAATTTATCAGTGACATACTTCATGAACAAAAGTGTCAGGATATAGTCCTTATACTCTGAGGAATCCATGCCTCCGCGAAGTTTGTCACAGCTCGCCCACAGCGATGCATATAATTGCGTTTTCTTGACAGCCATCTTTGTCTGCTCCTTGTCTAATGTTTTCTTCGATTTTTCCCCTTGAATCAGTCAGCGCTTTTACCGCTCTTAACCCATTCATCGAGTTCGGAAATTTTAAACTTCCACTGTTTCCCAATTTTTTGAGCAGGCAAACCCTCTTTACCATTTCTGATCCAGCTACGAAGAGTAACTGTTTTGATTCCTAAATATTCCGCAGCTTCATCTATGCTTATCCATTTGTCATTCATGATTTCTTCCATGCTCTCACCCCGTGATTTGAATCTGAATACAACTTAACCATTTCAGTATACACCATAAATGTGAATTTTCCAAGAGTTTACTGTTATTTGTTGATATTATTTTTTATTTGTGCGTTCATAAAAATTTCCACCGGACACAACTATGTCCGGTCTTTTTTTATCTATTTTTCAATATTAAACCTGTCTTAACCTTCTCGTTTCTGCCTATCAGCACTGCAAAAACGGACATGCATGTGTCTGAGGTTCCGATCCCTAAAAATGGCATACTTGCTTTAGCACGTGGGAGCCATCTGCGCAGGGTGTTTCCGGTTCCATGTGACTACCGATGACAATCAAATACTGTACCGATCACCGGAAGTGAGGTGCAGCCGAAATGGAGTAATCCTTCGGTATGCCCTCACGCCTGTGGCCTGGTTTTGCATGTCTGGAGCTCTCCATTTCGGCAAAAGCCGAAGGAGGGCTTTCATTATGCAAAACAATGACAATCAGAAGACTTACTTTATTTACGTTCGCAGCACCGGCGAAAAGGTCTCTGTCACAAAGGAACAGCGTGATGCTTTCTATAAGGAAGCCGACCGCATCCGTCACAAGGAACAGGATCACGGCAGGTGCATGTGCCCTTACCGCTTCATCTGGAAATGTGACGGTGATTGCATCGGTTGTGAATACCATGCGGCAGGCGACATTACTTCTTTGGATCAGCCTCTCCCTGATGGCAACGGCACCCTCGGTGACTATATTCCCGACCGCAGTAAGCCGATGGAAGAAGTCATCGCCGACCGCATGCTGCTGGAGCAGCTCTTTGCCAGACTGCGTGAGCTTGATCCGGAGGCCGATACCATCATTCAGCTTTGGAAGGATCACCCGGAGGGCATCTCCGACCGTGCTATTGCAAGAGAACTCGGTCGCCCGCAGAAGACCTTCGCGGATCAGATGAAGAAGTATCGCACCAACTTGCACAGGATTACCGGCGATAAGTAATACCAAGACCACGAATCACACCCTTTCCGGCCACTGTCCCTCTTTCGGATGGTGGTCGGAGATTTTTTATAAAATCCTCCGCTCAAATCGGTAGTTCATCTCCAGTGGAAGGTGAAGGCAAGAGAACACAGCCTTCACAAAGCGAGGTGAACCCATGATGTACCGCAGTTACGCAGACACAGGCGGCAACGTGAACGAGGAGATCAAGCTCCTGAATTCCATCAGCCACGTATCCGCCAGACTGGCAAGGAACCTCCGGGTACTTGCCGCAAGCCAATCCGAGGAAGGAGGAAAAGAAAATGTCAAAGATGGCAGAAATGGCACAGACCATCGAAGAGCTCCGCACCGCTGCTGCTTCTATTAATGCCGCAGCCGACTGGCTCTACCAGCAGTTTTCCGGCGATGTCGATGAAACACAGACCACTGATGCTCCCGCCAAGAAGGAACTGAAGCCTGAACTCAAGCTGGACGATGTAAGAGCCGTCCTTGCTGAGAAGTCCCGCGCCGGTCATACCGCAGAAGTACGCGCCCTGCTTAAAAAGTATGGTGCCGCAAAGCTCTCGGAGATCGATCCGGCAAACTACGAAGCCCTGATGAAGGACGCGGAGGTAATCGGCAATGGCAGCTAAAGCACACGCAATTCTGTCCGCGTCCAGCTCCGACAGGTGGCTGCACTGCCCGCCATCGGCGAGGCTTTGCGAAACCTATGAGGACAAAGGATCAGACTACGCTGCAGAAGGCACCAACGCTCATGCGCTTGGCGAGCACAAATTGAAAACCGCGCTGGGACTTCCTTCAGAAGACCCGACCGACAGCCTCAAGTGGTATTCCGAGGAAATGGAGGATGCTACCTCCGGCTATGCCGAATATGTGCTGGAACAGGTCGAAGCCGCCAAGGAAACCTGCACCGACCCGGTAGTTCTTATCGAGCAGCGTGTGGACTTCTCCCGCTGGGTAGAACAGGGCTTCGGAACCGCCGACTGCATCATCATTGCGGACGGTACGCTCCGGGTGATCGACTACAAGCACGGCTTAGGTGTCTTGGTCTCTGCAGAGGAGAATCCGCAGATGCAGTGTTACGCTCTCGGTGCTTTGGAACTTTTCGATGACATTTACGACATCGAACAGGTTTCCATGGCCATTTATCAACCGAGACGCCAGAACGTCAGCACCTACGAAATCAGCAAGGATGACCTGTATCGCTGGGCGGATGAAGTCTTGAAGCCCACAGCAGATCTGGCTTTTGCCGGTGACGGGAACTTCCTGTGCGGTGAATGGTGCGGCTTCTGCAAGGCTAAGAACGAGTGCCGCGCCAGAGCTGAGGCAAATCTGAAGCTCGCGCAGCATGATTTCAAGCTCCCGCCACTGCTTACGGATACCGAGATCGAGGTCATTCTCAGCAAGGTAGATGAACTGGTTAGCTGGGCTTCCGATATCAAGGAATACGCCCTGCAGCAAGCTCTCTCCGGTAAGGAATGGACTGGCTTTAAGCTCGTCGAAGGACGCAGCAACCGCAGATACAGCAATGAGGCCGCCGTCATTGACGCGGTCGAGAAAGCAGGCTTTGACCCGTATGAGAAAAAGATGCTCGGCATCACCGCCATGCAGAAGCTCCTCGGCAAGTCCCGCTTTGATGAACTCCTGACGGCTTACATTGAAAAGCCGCAGGGCAAACCCACACTTGTGCCGGATAGCGACAAGCGCCCGGCCATGAATACAGCAAAAAATGATTTTATGGAGGAAAACGACAATGAGTAAGAATGTAAAAATCAGCAATCCCATGAAGGTTATCACCGGTGTCGACACACGCTGGAGCTACGCAAACGTCTGGGAGCCGAAGTCCATCAACGGCGGCACTCCCAAGTACAGCGTGAGCCTCATCATCCCGAAATCCGACACCAAGACCATCGCCAAGATTCAGGCTGCTATCGAGGCTGCCTACAAGGAGGGCGAGGCCAAGCTCAAGGGCAACGGCAAGTCCGTACCGCCCCTCACTGCTATCAAGATGCCTCTTCGTGACGGCGACACCGAGCGTCCGGATGATCCGGCTTACGCTGGCAGCTACTTCATCAACGCCAACTCCGCCACGGCTCCCGGCATTGTGGACGCTGACTGCAATCCGATCCTGACCCGCTCCGAGGTTTACTCCGGCGTGTACGGTCGTGCCAGCATCAACTTCTACGCTTTCAACTCCAACGGCAACAAGGGCATCGCCTGTGGGCTGAACAACCTGCAGAAGATCCGTGACGGCGAACCCCTCGGCGGCAAGTCCAGCGCAGCATCTGACTTCTCCACCGATGCGGATGAAGATTTCCTGTCTTAAGGAGGTACGCACCATGAACGCTACTACGATTCTTTGCATCCTGCTTCTGTCCCTCTATCTGGTTCTGGCTGTGTTCTGGATCGTCAGGTCCATCATCGACACCATCGACGACCGCAAGCGTGAGAAGCGTAATGCTGCTCTTGAGACTGAGCGTGAAGCTCGCAACGCCAAATGGGAAGCTGAGCGTCAGCAGCTTGAACGAGAACGTGCCATTCGTGAAGTCGAGTTCCACGAAGCTCGAATGAAGGAACTCGAACAGAAGTAATCTCCGGCCTGCGGGTGGTGGGAGCAATCCTGCCACCCTTTCAGGCTATGGAAAGGACCGGTGTATATGAAAACACTCAGTATTGATATTGAAACATACAGTAGCGTGGACCTTGCCAAATGCGGTGTCTACAAATACACCGAGGCGACAGATTTCGATATTCTTCTCTTCGGGTATTCCGCAGACGGTAATCCTGCGCAGGTGGTCGACCTCGCCTGTGGAGAGACGATCCCTCCGGAGGTCATCGCTGCGCTTACAAACGATGATGTGACGAAGTGGGCCTTCAACGCTCAGTTCGAGAGAATATGCCTTTCCCGCTGGCTCCGGGATCACGGCGGTTTTGATAACGCCTACTACAGCATCCCGGAAGACACCGTGGGCAACTACCTCGATCCGGCCTCATGGAAATGCACCATGATCTGGTCCGCTTACATGGGCTTACCCCTTTCATTGGAAGGCGTCGGTGCTGTTCTGGGCCTCGGAAAGCAGAAGCTGACCGAAGGCAAAGAGCTCATCAAGTATTTCTGCCAGCCCTGTGCGCCGACAAAGACCAATGGCGGTCGAACCCGCAACCTGCCGGAAAACGCTCCCGACAAGTGGGACGCCTTCAAACGGTACAACATCCGTGATGTCGAGGTCGAGATGTCCATTCAGGAAAAGCTCGCCAAGTTCCCTGTGCCGGAAACAGTCTGGGAGCAATACCACCTCGATCAGGAAATCAACGACAGAGGCGTCGCCCTTGATATGGAGCTGGTGCATCAAGCCATCGCTATGGACACCCGCTCCCGTGCGGATCTCACTGCTGTCATGAAGAAGCTGACCGCTTTGGACAATCCCAACTCCGTGCAGCAGATGAAACAGTGGCTTTCGGACAACGGTCTGGAGGTGGATTCTCTCGGCAAGAAGGAAGTCGCTGAAATGCTCAAGACCGCTCCGGCAGAGCTGCAGAAGGTTCTCCTTCTCCGGCAGCAGCTGGCCAAATCGTCTGTCAAAAAGTATCAGGCGATGGAAAAGGCAGTCTGCGCCGATGGTCGTGCTCGTGGAATGTTTCAGTTCTACGGTGCCAACAGGACCGGTCGTTGGGCTGGACGCATTATACAGATGCAGAACCTGCCCCAGAACCATCTTCCGGATCTGGCAGAGGCTCGTGGGCTTGTCCGCTGCGGCGACTTTGAAGGCGTGGAACTTCTCTACGAAGATGTGCCGGATACGCTCTCCCAACTGATCCGCACCGCCTTTGTGCCGAAGCCGGGATACAAGTTCATCGTCTCCGACTTCTCGGCAATCGAGGCCAGAGTGCTGGCGTGGTTTGCCGGTGAAATCTGGCGTCAGGAGGTCTTTGAAAAAGGCGGCGACATCTACTGCGCCTCCGCATCGCAGATGTTCAAGGTTCCCGTTGAAAAGCACGGCGTGAACGGCCACCTGCGGCAAAAAGGCAAAATTGCTGAACTCGCCCTCGGCTATGGCGGCTCTGTAGGAGCTCTCAAAGCGATGGGAGCCATGGAGATGGGCCTTTCAGAAGACGAGCTTCAGCCGCTGGTCACCGCTTGGCGCAACTCGAACCAGAACATTGTGAGGTTCTGGTGGGATATCGACCGAGCAGCTATGAATGCCGTGAAGTATCACATGGACGGCGATGTCTGCGGCATCAAGTTCTGCTACCAGAGCGGGATGCTCTTCATTACGCTCCCGTCCGGCAGACGCCTTTCCTATGTAAAGCCTAAGCTCGGTACAAATCAGTTCGGCAGCGAGTGTATCACCTACGAGGGTATCGGCGGCACAAAGAAGTGGGAGCGGCTGGAGACCTACGGGCCGAAGCTCGTGGAGAACATCGTCCAAGCTACCTCCCGTGACATTCTCTGCTACGCAATGCGGACCTTGTCGCACTGCTTCATTACCATGCACATTTGCTTATGTGTGATAAAGAAGCAATAGAAGTGCAAAAAATTTTGCCGTTCCTATCCGACACTTGGCCATTGTGTCGGATAGGTCGGGCGGTTATTCGGGCAAGTCAATCTTGCCGACAAAGCTGTAATAAATCTCAATGTCCTGCCTGCGGGTGCCGTTCTCATCATAGCTGCACTCATGCACCACAATTTTCTCGATCATTTCCCGCAAGAGAGTGGGGGTCAGTTCTTCAAAGGCAAGGTGCTTGCGGACAATGCCCATAAATTTCTCGGCGTTGACGGTAGCTGCCTGTGACTTGTCCAGTTCGGCTTGCAGGGCGGCGGCTCTCTTTTTCAGCTCCGCTTGCTCGGCTTCGTAGTCAGCCGACAGTTCCATGAAACGCTCATCGCTGATTTTGCCGTTTACATTGTCCTCATACAGCCGCTTGATAATGCGGCTGATTTCAGAAATGCGTTCCTGCGCCTGTTCAAGCTGCTTGATGGCTGCGGCGGTCTTTCGCTTGCCGCCGATCTCGTTCTGCTGGACAAGTAGTTTCACAAACCGGCTCTCATGCTTGGCTGCGTATTCGGTCACTTGCCGGAGATTTGCCAGGACACCAGCGGTCAACAGATCGGTGCGGATAAAGTGCGCCGTACAGTTGCGGGTGCGCTTCTTGTAGCTGCCGCAGATGTAGCAGTCCTGTTTGCGGTCTTTGTTCTGATACCGCTGCTGATACAGCACATGGCCGCAGTCGGCGCAGAACAAAATCCCGGAGAACAGCCCCACTTCATCGTAGCGGTTCGGGCGTTTGCGCTGTTTGCGTAACTCCTGCACCCGTTCCCATGTTTCCTTGTCGATGATCGGCTCATGGTGGTTCTCGAAAATGGCCTGCTTCTCGACGGGGTTCTCTATGCTGTGCTTGACCTTATAAGAAGGCTTTTCCGTTTTGAAGTTCACCAGACATCCGGTGTACTCTCGGTTTTCGAGGATATGAACGACGGTGTTGGTCGCCCATTTGCACTCATAGCCTGGGTGATAACGGCGGGTGCTGCCTGTCCGCTGATATTCCAGCGTCCCCGGCGTGGGGATTTGCTGCTCCGTCAGCATACGGGCAATCTTGGTCGGGCCGTTCCCGGCAAGGCAAAGCTGGTAAATCTGCTGCACCACCGGGGCGGCTTCCTCGTCTATAATAAAATTCTCGTCCTCGTCCATCACATAGCCGTAAACCGGCTTGCTGGTAACAGGCTTGCCGCTCATGCCTTTTGACTTTTTCACTGCCTTGATTTTCTTGCTCGTATCTCTCACCAGCCATTCATTGAACAGATTTCGCAGCGGGGTAAAATCGTTGTCCATGCCCTCGCTGGCACTGTCCACATTATCGTTGACAGCGATAAAACGCACACCCTTTTGAGGGAACAGCATTTCCGTGTAAAACCCTACCTGCAAGTAGTTTCGCCCTAACCGGCTCATGTCCTTGACGATGACCGTACCCACTTTCCCGGCTTCAATGTCCGCAAGCATGGCTTGAAATCCGGGCCGCTGGAAGTTCGCGCCGGAAAAACCGTCGTCGGTGTACCAGCGCAGATTGGTAAAGCCGTTCTGTTTTGCGTAGGTTTCGAGTATCCTTTTTTGGTTCGATATGGAATTACTCTCGCCTTGCAATTCATCCTCGTGGGACAATCTCGGATAAAGGGCGGTAATGAGGTTTTGGGTGGCTTGTCTTAACATAAAACCCTCCGTTTCCGACAGCCAGCCCCACTATTCCGTGGTTTCATTGTACCACGGAACGGCGGGGGCTGTACAGCGGCAAAAGCGTTAAATTTGCTTCTTTACAGCTTTTCAATTTTCCGATTTTTATGGTATGGGTTGTCGTCCCATATTTGCAGTAGAAAAGTTCATAACTCCGTGGTATACTCTGATTTAACAAAAAAATCAGAAGTTAAAGGAGAAAACATGAAGTATACAATAGATGAATTAACCGCGGCCAAAAGGCAAATTGATTCAACTCTGCACAAGCTAAGAGAAACAGTAAAAACATTTGAATCAAAGGATAATTCCGAGCGTTATAAATCACAAATCACATTGGCAAAGAGAAGAATAAAAGCCTTTGAAATTGCAAATTATTTTATAGAGAATGAGATTAAGAATTGCTAAAGCACTTCCGATTTTCGTTCCAGCGGTCATGCTCCCTGGCATGGCCGCTTTTCCATGCCCCGGTTCACGCCGGATAAGTCGGCTCCTGTGTAGCAGCGGCTTCCGCTTCCAGTACCCGCGCCATTTTGTCGGCGGCTGTGGTTGTGGTGTCTTTCTTGAAATAGCCGGACACGACAAGGACGGAATTGCCCATGCGGATTTCCGTCACACAGTCAGGGCGGCGGGTGGTGCGGGTGTCGTGCTGCTTGTTATCTGCCATAGGCAATACTCCTTTCAGTCGGTAATCAGTTTCTTCATGCTCTCCATTTTCCGCTTGGCGGTTTCCTGCCGGAAGTTGTCGCCGGTAAAGCGTACCGGGACGCACATGGAAAGCAGGCGGTCATAAATCCGGGAATGGGCGGTGTCCTCCGGGTTGTGCAGGTCGTCCAGCGTAAGGTTGGTCGTGACGATCAGCGGCTTGCCGCTGCGGTAACGGCTGTCAATCACATTGAACACCTGTTCCAGCCCGTATTCCGTCCCGCGTTCCATGCCGAAGTCGTCAAGGATCAGCAGCGGATAACGACAAAGGCGGGAAATGTACTCGTTGCGCCCCTCAAAGCTGGCGGCAAGGTCATTGAGGATAAGAGCAAAGTTCGTCATGCGGACGGGGATTTCTTTCTCCATGAGGGCGTTTGCGATACAGCCTGCAAGGTAGCTTTTGCCGGTGCCTACGCCGCCCCAGAACAGGCAGCCGATATTGTCTGTCCGCATATCTTCCCAATGCTCCACATACCGGCGGGCAAGCCCGGTCTGCGGGTTCCTGCCGTTGTCGTTCTCGAAAGTCCAGTCCCGCATGGTGGGGTCGGTAAAGCCCCGGCGTTTCAGTTCTTCCACGGTGTCAAGGTGTCTGCGCCGCTTTTCGGCGGCTTCCCGTTCCTCGCGGGCGGTTCTCTGGCAGTCGCACTCTGCCGGGTGGCGGTCGCGCCCGAAGATAGCGGCCTTATCCGGCGCAAAATAGGCTTCTTTCGGCTTGCGGCACTTGCCGCAGTACAGTAAACCGTCCTCGCCGGTGTAGTCCTCCGGCTCCGGGATGGTGGTCGTCATATTCTCCAAAACCGCGTTGATTTCATTCTTCATAAACTCTCGCCCTCCTTGCATGAGTAGTCTGGTATGCCCTTTTTAGGGGCTTCCTTTTTGTCGTTCCCCGCCCATATCCGCAGGGCGGCGGCATAGTTCTGGTAGCTTTTCCCGTTGGCGGCAAGGTAGCGGCTCATTTCCTCGATGAACCGTTCCAGCCTGTCAGGGTACTCTGCCTGCAACTCGTCGTATTCGGTCTGTGACAGAAAAATATTTCCATATCGGCCATAGGGCGCGGACGGCCCCCCACTCACTCCCTTTGTTTGGCTCTCTGTAAGGTTGTTTATAGTAGTTTGGTTAGGGGACGGTTTTCCGACCATCATAAGGTCGGTTTTCTGACCATCAGTAGGACGGTTTTCCGGCTCTATGAGGGGCGGACTTCCGGCCATCAGTTGGTCTGAAAACTGTACCTGTGGCACTGGCGGTACTTTGACATAAAGCCGGTTCGGTGCGGAGAAGCCGCCCCGTTCCCGTTCCAACAGCCCCGCCGTGTCCAGTTCATTAAGCGCCCCCTTGATGGTGGTGCTGCCTTTATCCAGTATTTCTGCTATCTCCGCGATGGGATAGATAATATAAATCCTGCCCTCGTCGTCCAGCCACTTGTTTTTCTGGGAGAGGGTGGAACGGTCTAACAGCAGCGAATACAGCAGCTTGGCGGTCTGTGAAATCTCCATTTTCAGCAGGAAACGGGGATACGGCAGATAGGCGGGCAGCCGCGTGTCTGCCCTGATATAATCAGCGATAGGATCACCTCCCTGTGTTCGGGTTGATTTTGGCGTATTGTCACGCATTAAAACGCCGTTTCCGGGGGAAAAGGATAAATGTATCGCGTACCCTTTGACACCCACGAAAAAAGCCTTGATTTATGCGGGTTTGAAAGGCTCTAAAGCGTGACATCTCTGCCTTTGTTTCCGCTTTCTCTCGGCGGCTTTGATTTTCTTCATGCGCCCGGCGCAGTCGGGGCAGTATTTTCCCCGGTTGGATTTGGGGACAAAGGCCGCCCCGCAGACGGCACACCGTTTCCGGCTTCCCCGGCACAAGAGGGCTGCGGCCAGCTCCCCGTCAAGGGGCAGGACAGCCACACGGAACCAGCGGCACATGAGGGAATAGGAAATGCTCTGGACGCACACGCAAGGCTCCCCGTCGTCTAACAGCAGGCAGTTCCCCTCGTCGTAGTTACAGCACTCATGCACAAGGCGGCGGGCTGCCTGGTGCTGGCGGTAGTCCATGCGGGACGGCTTATCGTTCATGGCTCTGCTCCTTTCTGCGGTGCGGCTCTTCCCGGCGCAAAATCTGGTCGATGTTCCGCTTGACGGTCTGCAACTCCCTGAACCGCTGCTTCTGTTCGTGATAGGTGTTGTACAGGCCGTCTTTCTCGGAGATAAGCTGCTCGATCTCGGCCTGCAACGCTTTTCGGCCGGGCAGCTTGGTAAGCCCCTGTGCCTTGAAATACCGGGCGGCGGCTTCGGCTATGATAAAATCGCTCTCGTTTGCCTGGCGGTATGCGGCGCGGGCTTTCTCGGATTTCTGCGCTTTCAGCCCCTCGCGGATGGGCTTGGTCTTGGCATAGGCAAGTACCTGTTGCCGCAACTCCCTTTTCCCTTGCAGCTTCGTTTCCAGTGCTTTCAGTTCGCCGCTGGTCTGGCGCATTTCCTGATAGGCGGTAGCAACGGCGGCTTCAAGCTGTTCCGGGGAAGAAAAGCCGTACTGTTGGTAGATGGTCAGGGTCTTGGCGGCCTGTTTCAGATTGTGTATCTTCGCCCATCGTTCATAGCCTTTGCCCTTGCCCTCGGCCATCTTCTGCTCAATGTCCACAAGCCGCTGCACACTGTCCTGTCTGGGGTCGATTTTCCCTGTCTTTTCGCCCTGTAAGCGGCCTTTCCCGGCGTGTAGGTATTCGGGTATGGCTGCGGTCTGTTCGGCGGCTCTGGCGGCTTGGTGCTGCGGGGTGTAGCGAACCGTTACGCCCCTCTGGGCGTTCTGCTCCAAAACGGCAAGGACGGCGGTGCGGTC